CTCGTCTTTATCCCAAACCGAGAGAGTAAGGCAGACAAAGGGGAGACAATGGGCGACTATGGCGGCGAAAAATTGGATTTTAGAGTATTACCAAAAGACTAAAGATGGGCGGATTATCGTAGGCGAGTATATCCACCTGATTTTGGAACGATTGGTAACAGGCATAGAGAATAAAGAGTTCTTCTTCGATGGCAAGAAAGCGAACCACGCCATCGAGTGGATAGAACACCACACTTTCCACACAGAAGGGCCTCTTGCGCCGGGGCCTTTTAAGCTGGAGTTATGGGAAAAGGCTTTTGTGTCCGCTCTCTTTGGGATAGTGGACGACAAGGGGAACAGATACTTCCGGGAGGCGGTTCTGATCGTGGCGAGAAAGAACGGCAAGTCCATCTTGGCTGCCGCTATTGCTCGTTATGTGTGGGTCTGCTCCGGGTACGGTGCGAGGGTGTACAACATCGCCCCCAAGATTGACCAAGCAGACCTCATTTACAACTCCGTGTGGATGATGACCACACTTGACCCTGACTACATCCGCCTGAAAGCGGAACTCTCAGAGAGGGACGCACACAACAAGAAGGTGAAAGACGATTCCGCCCTGCCGAGACACCGGGCAACGGATTTGTTCATCCCTGCCACAAATGGACAGGTGAAGAAGATTGCTTTCTCCGCCAAGAAGTCGGATGGCTTCAACCCTTCCCTCACCATCTGCGATGAAATCGCCTCGTGGGCTGGGGACTCCGGGTTAAAGGTCTATGAGGTCATGAAGTCGGCTATGGGTGCAAGACCTGACGCTTTGCTCCTGTCTGTGTCCACTTCAGGCTATGTCAACGATTCCATCTATGATGAACTGATTAAACGCTCCACAAGGCTCCTGAAGGGCGACAGCAAGGAGAGAAAACTCCTCCCCTTCCTGTACATCATAGACGACATCAACAAATGGAACGACATAAACGAACTCGCCAAGAGCAACCCAAACTTGGGTGTCAGCACATCCGTTGATTACCTCTTGGAAGAGATTGCCGTTGCAGAGGGTTCCCTGTCGAAGAAAAAGGAGTTCATCTGCAAGTATTGCAACCTAAAGCAGAACAGTTCCCTCGCATGGCTCGACACGAAGGTTGTGGAGTCCTGCTTCGGTGAGAAGTTAAACCTAGAGGACTTTCGAAGTTCTTACGCCGTCTGCGGAATAGACCTTTCCCAGACGACAGACTTAACGGCAGCCATTGTCTTAATCGAGAGGGGTGGGCAAATATATGTCTTCGCCAAGTTTTGGCTCCCGGTGGAAAAGTTGGAAGAGGCTACCACAAGGGATGGTCTACCCTATGAACTTTACGCAAAAAGAGGCCTGATAGAGTTCGCCGGGGACAATTACGTTGACTATCACGCTTGTTATGCGTGGCTCACCTCTCTCGTGCAAGAGTACGAAATCCTGCCCCTTATGGCTGGCTATGACAGATACAGTTCCCAATATCTGATTCAGGACTTGCAGGGCTTCGGATTCCGCACAGACGATGTTTACCAAGGGGACAACCTTTGGGGAGTCCTTCAGGAAATGGAAGGGCTTATGAAAGACGGCAGGGTACATTGTGGAGACAACGACCTCTTAAAGGTGCATCTGCTCAATAGTGCCATCAAAATGAACGTGGAGAGAGGTAGGGGGCGACTCGTAAAGATAAACCCCAACCTACACATAGACGGAACGGCGGCGATGGCTGACGCTTTTTGCGTTAGACAGAAATGGTGGGACGAGTTCGGAACCCGTCTCACGAATGAGGAGTAAGAAATGGCTTTATTTGACAAGATTTTCCAGCCGAAGAAAGCAACGGAGAGCAAAAAGGCTCTCCAGCAGGGTGGCATCTTCGCCACCCTAAAGACTTACAGGCCTGTGTTTACAGACTGGAAAGGCGAGATTTACGAAAGCGAACTCGTAAGGGCAGCTATTGACGCAAGGGCGAGACACATCTCCAAGTTGAAGGTGGAGACCTTCGGAACGGCAAACCCTTCCTTACAGGCAAAGCTGGCAACCGGGCCGAACCAATGGCAAGTGTGGTCACAGTTCCTTTACAGAACTTCCACCATCCTCGACATCCACAACACCGCTTTTGTTGTCCCGGTCTTTGACGAGTCTATGGTCATCACAGGCTATTACACCGTCCTCCCGGACAAAGCGGAGATCGTGGAGTATAAGGGTGAGCCGTGGATTCGCTACCGCTTTTCCCACGGACAGGTGGCAGCCGTTGAACTTCGGAAGTGCGGAGTCCTGACCAAGTTCCAATATAAGGACGACTTCTTCGGTTCTACAAACGCCCCTTTGGATGAGGTCATGAAGCTGATAGCCATTCAGGACGAGGGCATCGAAGCCGCCGTCAAGAACTCGGCGCACTACCGCTTCATGGCACAGGCCAACAACTTCGCAAAGGCGGAAGACCTCGCCAAAGAGAGAGTCAGGTTTTCACAGGAGAACTTCTCTGCGGATGCCGAGGGCGGAGGGCTTTTGCTCTTCCCCAACACCTACACCAACATTCAGCAGATTAAAGCACAGCCCTTCACGGTGGACGCTGACCAAATGCGGATGATTGACGAGAATGTGGAGAACTACTTCGGCGTAAATGCCAAGATACTCCGCAACGAGGCCACCGGGGATGAACTCGATGCTTTCTACAACGGAGCCATCGAGCCTTTCCAGATTCAGTTCTCCGAGGTGATGACAAAGGCTATCTTCTCCGAGAGGGAGAGGTCTTTGGGGTCTCATGTGATGGCAACGGCGAACCGCTTACAGTACATGACCACCACCGCAAAGGTCAACATGGCACAGCAACTTCTCGACAGAGGGGTTATGAGCATAAACGAAGCAAGAGAGCTGTTCAACTACCCTGCCGTGGATGGCGGCGATGTCCGCACCATCCGGGGCGAGTATAAGAACACAGACGATGTGGAGGGAACCAATGAAGAATAAAGAAATCAGAGCCTTTGAATTTGAGGTCAGAGCCGAGGAGACAGAGGGACACGGTCACACCCTGAACGGAAGACCCATTGTCTTCGGACAGCGGACAGACCTCGGATGGTATGACGAGATCATCGAGCAGGGCGCACTTGACGAAACCGACCTGAAGGACGTGCGCTTCCTCGTCAATCACAACACAAGCATGATTCCGCTTGCACGGTCTCGGAATAATACCGAGTCTAGCACGATGCAGCTTATCACAGATGCGGAAGGGTTAGCCATCCGTACAGACCTCGATGTGGAAAACAACACCGAGGCGAAAAGCCTTTACTCTGCCGTGAGCCGTGGGGACATTACCGGGATGTCCTTTATGTTCACGGTAGATAAAGATAGCTGGGACGACATCGACACCGACCACCCCACACGCCATGTACGGTCTATCGCAAAGGTGTTTGAGGTGTCCGCTGTCACGTTCCCGGCATATTCCCAAACCTCTATTCAGGCGAGAGGCCTTTCCGATGCGCTGGAGGGCGCAAAGGAATCGCTGGAAAGCGTCAAAGCCGAAGCCCTGAAGGTAGAGAAAGAAAAGATGTTACTGAAAATGAAGTTAGGAGGGTTACTCGATGGAAGAGATTAAATCCTACACGATGGAGCAGATCGAGAAACGGTCTGCCGAGATCGTGGGCGAACTCGATGCCGCAGACGAGGCAAGAGTCGCAGAACTCAAAGAGGAAATTCGGTGCCTTGAAGAGAGAAAGGCCGAACTTATCGAACTGAACCGTCAGCAGACCGAGGCTCGGAAGGCTGACATGATCGCCGTTGCGCAGGGCGCAGGAAAGGTAGTGGAGAAAATGGAAGAGAAGAGAGAGAACACCATGACTCTTGCAGAGGCAAGAGCAACCGAGGCTTATGCAAACGCATACGCAAACTTCATCAAGACCGGGGACAAGGCAGAGGTTCGCTCCGTGCTGACCGAGCTGGGCGTAGACTCTAGTGGAGATTCCGCAGGAGTAGCCGTTCCTGTCGCTGTCGAAGATCGTATCAGAACCGCATGGGAGAACGATGAAATCCTGTCCAGAGTCAAGAGAAGCAACATCCCCGGCATCGTGAAGCTGGGCTTTGAGCTGTCCGCAACAGGCGCAAGCGTACACGAAGAGGGTGCAGACGCTCCTACCGAGGAGACCCTGAACCTTGGTATCGTGACCCTCGTGCCTGAAACCCTGAAGAAGTGGATTACCATTTCTGACGAGGCTATGGATTTGAAGGGTCAGGCTTTCCTTGACTACATCATGGACGAGATCGAGTACCGCATCGTGAAGCTGGCAGCAGACACCGTTGTTGCAGACATCGTGGGCGCACCCACCACCGCAACCAAGATCGCTGCTTCTGTGGCACACGTTGAGACCAGCGGCGCAGCCGACATCATCAACGCCATCGCTGCTCTGTCCGATGAGGCAAAGAACCCTGTCATCATCATGAACAAGCAGTCCTATGCTTACTACAAGGGACTTGCTCTGTCCGCTGGCTATGCTATCGATGTGTTCGATGGCTTGGAGGTTCTGTTCAACAACACTCTCGATGCGGCAACCGCAACCCCTGCAAGCGGCTCTGTGAACCACATCGCAATCGTGGGCGATCTTCAGGGCGAGTCCGTGAACTTCACCAACGGCTACGAGCCTACCATCAAGGTTGATGACCTGTCCCTCGCAGAGGCAGACCTCGTAAAGGTCGTTGGTCGTCTGCCTATGGCTCACGGCGTAACCGCTTGCGGACGCTTCGCTGTCATCACCAAGACTGGAGCATAAGCCTATGAAGATCAGGATGCTCTGTGACAACAGGGTACTCTTTCGGAAAGGCGAAACCGTGGAAGTAGAAGAGGGAGAAGCCAAAAGGCTTCTCTCTCTTGGCTTTGCTTCCGTAGAGCCTACCGAGGTCAAGGCCGAAGAGGTCAAGGCCGAGGAGCCGAAGAAGCCCAAGAAAAAGAAGTGAGGACGCTATGCTGAATAAGGTTAAACTCGCATTACGGATTACCACCAACGCCTACGATGACGAGTTAACCGACCTTATCGAAGCTGCAAAGCTGGATTTGGGGATTGCCGGGGTTACAGTCCCGGCAGAGGTTGACTCTATCGTTGGCAGGGCTATTGTGACCTATTGCAAAGTGCATTTCGGTTCCCCGGATGACTTCGACAGATTAAAGGCATCCTATGACGAGCAGAAAGCACAGCTTACAATGGCGACAGGATATACAGATTGGGGCTAATATGTACGATCAAATCACGCTTATCACAGAGAAAATTACAAAGGACTCGCTGGGGATGTCCGAGAAGACTTACGAGACTTTGGATGTCCTGTGCGAGGTTAATTCCATCACACGGCAGGAGTTCTTTGAGGCTGGGAGAAGCGGACTGAACCCTGCCTATGAAATGACCGTCTTTGCCGGGGACTACTCCGGGCAGAAGGTCATCGAATACAAGGGCGAAAGATACGGCATATACCGCACCTATCGAACCGGGGACTACATGGAACTCTATGTTGAGAGAAAGGGTGGTGTAGTTGGCTGACCCTATCAAAGAATTACAGAAAGAGTTAAGCGACTACGGCGGAGAGGTTCTTTTTGCGCTTGCGGAAGTCACAAAGGAAGTTGGCGCAGAAGCCGCCCAAAGGCTCAAAACGACCTCGCCAAAGAGCAAGGGTAAGTCGTCCTATAAAGGCGGTCATTATGCCACCAAATGGACGACAGAGAGCGACAGAAGCGGCAAGACGGACACCTCAACAGTTGTCTACAACAAGAAACCGACCTACCGCCTCGCCCACCTCTTGGAGCATGGATATGTAGCCCGGAACGGAAAGAGAGTGCCGGGGCAGGAACACATCGCCCCTGTTGACTCTTGGGCGCAGGAAGAGGTTGTAAAAGCACTAGAAAGGAAGTTGAAGGGATGACACTTCAGGACATCGCAAATATTGTGGCCTCGTGGCAGATGCCATTCGCATATTACGAATTTGAGGATGAAGTCCCGGAGCCTCCCTATGTGGTTTACTACCTTGACGGCTCCGAGGACTTCTTTGCGGACAATGTGAACTATTCACAGGTTCGCACACTGTACATCGAACTCTACGCCTCCAGCAAGAAGGAGGCTATGAGCAAGGAATCCGTAATTGAGGGAAGCCTTGTCACAAACGAGATGCCTTTTGCGAAGGACAATGACTACATTTCCAGCGAAAGGCTTTATGTTACTGTTTACACTTTGGAGGTGAATTTATGAGCAATAAAGTTCATTTCGGCGTAAAGAACGCCTACATCTTCCCCATTACCGAGTCTGTTGACGCACAGACCGGGGAAGTCACCACCACCTACGGCGCAGCCGTAAAGTGGCCCGGTGCGGTATCTATCGACCTTCAGGCACAGGGAACGCAGGAGAACTTCTACGCAGACGACTCCGTCTACTATGTGGCAAGTTCTACCAACTTCTATCAGGGCGACTTTGAGTCCGCTTCTGTTCCTGATGCGATCAAGTCCGCCATCTATGGCGACATCGTGGACGACAACAACGCACTCGTTGAGGCACAGGAAGCAACCACCAAATACTTCGGATTTGCCTTTGAGACTTCCGGGGATGTTGGCGGACACCGTACCATCTTCTACAAGTGTTCCGCAACTCGTCCCAGCCTCGGCGGCAGCACCAAGACGGACTCCTCTGCACCGCAGACGCAGACCGTTACCATTACCGCTATCGGCAGAGCAGATAAGGTGACACTCGACACCAAGGATTATCACCTGATTCAGGCTTCCCTGAACGAGGGTGACACCGGGTATAGCACCTTCTTCACCACACCTTATACACCCACGGCGTAAGAGAAAGGGGGAGAATCAATGCGTGATGTTTTAATGATCGGAGCAAAGGAAGTGGCGATGGTGGCAAATGCCGCCACCGCCCACCTTTACAAACAGACCTTTCACGAAGACCTTCTGACCAGCATTTCCAAATTTTCTGCGGATGCCTCGGACGATGTGCTGACCGCCGTAGACAAGATTCAGAAGCTGGCTTTCATCATGAGCCAACAGGCAGAGAAGTCCTTTGCCGAACTCTATGGGAAGTTGACGGAGAAAGACTTCCTTATGTGGCTCTGCGGATTTGAGGAGAGCGACTTTCAGACCCCGGAGGTCTTAATAGGGGTTCTCGGAGTGTGGAACAAGAACCTCAAATCCAAATCCGAAGCAAAAAACCCTTAACGCCCACCATCCGGGAAATGAACACGCCCCTTTTCATTCTCCGAGGGCTTCAGGTGGGCTTACGGATTACCGACTTTGAGTTCTTCGAAGTTGGCGACATATTCGACCTATTAACCGAGTCTGCGAATGATTCTTACGACTACCCCAAGAGGGGAACGGAAGAAGACTTCAAGGCTCTTTTTGGTGGGAAATAAATGGCAAGTGCAAAGAATATAAAAGGCATCACAATCGAGATCGAGGGCAAGACTTCAGGCCTTGTCAAGGCTCTCGATGATGCCAACAAGTCTTTATCGAAAACCAAATCTGCTCTGAACGATGTAAACTCCGCCCTCAAACTCGACCCCAAGAACACCGAACTCCTTGCGCAGAAACAGTCCCTTTTGGCTTCTGCCATCGAGGAGACAAAGAAGAAGTTGGAGGCCGAGAAACAAGCGGCACAAGATGCGGCGGCGGCTCTGGAGCGTGGGGACATTTCTGCCGAACAGTATGCGACCTTACAGGCAGAAGTCACCAAGACCACGAAGGACTTGGAGAGCCTTGAAAAGCAAGCAAAGGAAGCCGGGAACACCCTCGGAACCGCTTTTCAGGAAGCAGGAAAGAAAATCTCCGCCGTTGGCGATCAGGTCACGAAGGTTGGCGAGTCGATGTCCAAGAACATCACCGCACCTTTGGCGGCTGTCGGCGCAGGGGCTTTGGCGGCCTTTAACGAGGTGGACGGAGCCTACGACACCCTGATAAAGAAGACCGGGGCGACAGGTGACGCTTTAGAGGAAATGCAGAGTATTGTAGACGGCATCGCAACCACGATGCCGACCTCTTTTGACTCTGCCGCCGAAGCCGTGGGAGAGATTAACACCCGGTTCGGAGCAACAGGAGAAGAACTCCAAAGCCTGTCCGAACAGTTCCTGAAGTTTGCAGAACTCAACGACACGGATGTGTCCACCTCTGTCGATTCCGTGCAGAAAGCCCTTGCCGCTTTCGGAATGGACGCAAGCGAAGCCGGGAACCTCTTGGACACCTTAAACGCCACCGCCCAGCGCACAGGCATCAACATGAGTACGCTGATGTCTTCGCTTTCCACCAATGCGGCGACCCTCTCCGAACTCGGACTGAACGCAGAGAGCGCAGCGTCCTTTCTTGGCAATGTGGAAGTGTCCGGGGCGGATGTGTCACAGGTCATGTCCGGGTTACAAAAAGCCCTGAAGAACGCCACGGATGGCGGAAAGACGCTGGACGAAGCCCTTGCAGAGATTCAGACCTCTATGGAGAACGCCAAGTCTGACACGGACGGCCTCTCCGCTGCCTATGAACTCTTCGGAACAAAGGCCGGTGGTGCGATCTATAACGCCGTCAAGAACGGAACACTCTCTTTTGAGGATTTGGGAAAGGCAGCAACGGACTCCTTTGGGTCTGTGTCTGACACCTTTGACGAAACACAGGACGGAATCGACCAACTGACCCCTGCTTTTAACGCTCTGAAGCTGGCAGGAGCCGAGGTTGGGGCGACCATAGGAGAAAGCCTTGCACCTATCTTAAAAGACCTCGCAGAAGCCCTGAAAGGGGTGGCTGAATGGTGGAAGAATTTAGACCCCGGTATGCAGGAGTTCATTGTAAAGGCGGCTATGCTGGCGGCGGCTCTTGGGCCTGTCGTTCTCGTAGTCGGAAAGGTCATTTCTGCGGTTGGCTCTATAACCTCCGTAATTGGCTCCCTGATGCCTGTTATAACCGCCATTGGCACATTTATCGGCGGCACTATAATTCCTGTCGTAGGCGGCCTTATAACGGCTCTAGCACCCTTCCTGCCGATTATCGCAGCCGTGGGCGCAGCCATCGCAGCCGTCATCCTGATTTTCAAGAATTGGGATGAAATCGTTGGATGGTTCAAAGAGAAGTGGGGGCAATTCTCGGAGTTTGTTTCCGAGAAATGGAACAACGCCAAAGAGACAGTCTCCGCAGGATGGGAAGCCCTGAAGCAGGGAGCCTCCGAGAAGTGGGGCAACATCAAGGAGACCATCTCCGGGGTGATGACCAATTTGGACGAAAAGACAGGTGGTGTCCTCTCCAGCATGGCGAAAGCGTGGCAGGAGAACGGCGGCGGAATCAAGGGAACCGTTGCGGCATGGAAAGAGGGAGTCACAACCCACTTCACAAATCTTTTCAACACCCTGAATAACGCCACCGGGGGGCGGCTCGGAGAACTGGCAACCAAGTTCAAAGAGAAGTTTGACGAGATCAAAATGAAGGTCAAGGAAACCATCTCCGATATGGTCAAAAATGCTCTTACATGGGGTAAGGATTTAATCGCAAACTTCGTGCAGGGCATCAAGGATAAAATCTCCGCCGTGACGGATGCGGTCAAGGAAGTAGCCGGGAAGGTCAAGGACTTTATTGGGTTCTCGGAGCCTGACGAAGGGCCTCTGTCCAACTTCCACACCTTTGCCCCTGACATGATGGATTTGTTCGCACAGGGCATCAAGGACAACATCGGAGTGGTGCAGGGAGCCATGACCACGATGGGCAACGCCATCACCAACACGGTTGATTATTCCGGGCAACTGTCCGAGATTAACAACTCTGTTGCGGCTCTTGGCGGCGGTCAACCCCTTGTCGCCAACATCAACATCGGCGGCGAGACCATCGACACGGTAGTTGTGGATGCCATCAACAGAAGCAATTATTTGAGCGGAGGAAGGTAAATGCTCGGAAAGTATATCGTTGTGAATAGTGTGACACTCCCCAACCCCACGAGTTTCTCACTCTCGGAGGAAACGGTGGAGAACGTATACGAGAGTGAGGCAGGAACCGACCTTGCGCAAGTGGTGAGGTTTGGGAAGGTGAGTGCAAAAGCCACCTTCCAAGTCACCTCCCTTTGGCGTGACCGCTTAAAGGCCATGACGCAGACCGCCACCCAGCCTGTCACGATTGACGGTCAAAGTATGACCATGCGCCTCCGGGAGTTCTCGGCAAAACTCGTGGAGAACTCCGAGAACATCGAAGGAACGGACGGCCTTTGGACTGTTTCAATCAACTTTATTGAGGTATAAGCCATGTATTCTGTATCTGCTGACTATTTGACAGCACTTGCGCAGCCTGTGCATAAATATCGACTCTCCGGGACGGTGGGAACAGAGGCTTTTAACCAAAGCAACATCATTTCCGGGAGTCTGTCTATTACAAACAAAGTATCTGAAGGTTCGGAAATCAAACTCGGTTCCGTCTACACAGGCGAACTCCGGGCGACCTTTACCGGGCTATCTATCGCAAGGGGGTCTTGGGTAGGGAAGAAAATTACCCTTTCCGAAGGTCTCCAGCTTGCGGACGAGTCTTTCGAAGATGTTCCCCTTGGAGTCTTTACAATCGCAGAAGCAACCCACAAAGCGGACGGCGTGTCCGTGGTGGCCTACGATGCCATGACGGCATTTGACAAGGCACGGAACGACCTCACGGAGACAGGCACGGCTTACGACTTCCTTTCTCTCATGTGTCAGAAGTGCGGCGTTACGCTTGGGATGACTTCCGCAGATGTGGCGGCTCTGACCAACGGAACAGAGACACTTTCCATTTATTCCGAGAACGATATTGAGACATGGCGTGATTTGCTCTCTTGGGTAGCGCAGACGCTTTGCTCTGTTGCGACCATCAACCGGGCTGGGGAATTGGAGTTAAGACAGTATTCCGTGTCCTCTGCTGCAACGATTGACGAAACGCACAGGTTCACAGGCTGCTCTTTCTCGGACTTCACGACCCACTACACCGGGATGAGCGTGGTAAATATCGCCCTTCGGCAGACGGAGTATAAGAGCGTCACTCCTGACGATGGACTGACCTATAACCTTGGGTCTAATCCGCTTGTACAAGGCGATTATGAGCTTGTGCAGAACATCATTGACGACTTCTCCAATGTTCAATTGGTTCCGTTCTCTGCTCAAATGCTGGGCGGTGCGATCTATGACCTTTGCGACTGTCTGACCTTCTCCGGGGGAATTGCCGCAGGAGCCGTTTGCGGCGTGATGGGGTACACATGGAAGCACAACGGAGCCTATGCGGTCAACGGCTTCGGAAGTAACCCGGCACTCGCTACGGCAAAGAGCAAGGCGCAGAAGGACATTGATGCGATTTACAACACCATTGGGGAAGAAATCAACCAAATGTCCGTAGTTCAGAACTCTTCTGCCGTAACTTGTGGTGAGAACACGGAGACCTCGATACTGACCTACAATTTTGAAGTCACGCAAGCAGAGAACACCACGATGGTTGATGTCAGCGTGGTCATGACTTCCAACGCAAGTGAGACAGAGGTAGGTGATGTATATACTCTGTCGGACATTGTGGCGCATCTTTCTTTCTATGTGGACGGTTCAGAAGTAAGCGTTTATTCGCCGGAGTTTATCGTTGACGAAGGCAAGGACACCATGACATTCAACTACTCTTTGAGCGGATTGAGTGTCGGAGCGCATCAGTTTGATGTGCGGCTTACGGTTGGCGGTGGAAGTGGTTCGATTGCCGTGGGGGATGTTCACGAAATGCTTTGGGGGTATGGAATTAACTTTGAGGTGTACATCAAGAGCATTGAGGTCGCAACCATGCCTGATAAGACCGTGTTTTATGTCGGAGAAACGCTCGATTATGACGGAATCCGAGTAAATGCGGTTTACAACAACGGTCTGACGGATGATGTGACAACCTCTTGCACGTTTTATCCTGACGAGGGAACCGTGTTGGATGAATACGACATCGGCACACTTGAAGTCGATGTGTACTATGACGAGTTCAGCACGGAAATGGAGTTGGAAGTTGTTCGGATTCGTATGCTGTTTGGAACAACATCTACAAATGTGCTTGCTCATGTTGTTAGATATAACGGCGATCTGTTTATGCTGAACGATATAGACAACTCAAGCGCACAAACGCTGAACAAGGTGGGCATAACAATAGGTTCAGACGGAATTCCTGTTACTGGCTCATACGAAAGCCTTTACACGTTCCCGGCATTCAGCCCTAGCACATCACGCAAATGTGTACAGATTGGCTCTAAAAGAATCGCAACGCCCTTGGAGTATGTAATGACATCAGGCGTGGCTCAAGCGTTCCATTATTACGATTTTTCAGATGGAACAGACGGAGAGTTGAGCGTTTCGTTCATAAACCTCGCAACCGCATACGCAATCACAGATATTACGAACTCATACTTTGAACACGCCATTGAGGTTGACGGACATATTGTTTGGAGAGAGACCACAATCACAGATAGCAACGGTGCTTCTGTTGTTTGCCATGCGGTTGGACGAGTGCTGGGAACTAGCCTAGAGATACGGTTCTATGCTGGAACGCTTAAAGATAATGCCTTGTATGGGTACGGCGTAGACTATCACACACGATATGAGCTTGAGCATTTAGAGGAGCAGAAATACTTCTTTACATTCTCAAATAGCACCAAGGTGCTTACGCTGAACGAGTTGACTTGTGACGGCATTACCGCATCGTACAGACAGATATGGACAGGAGAGACAGAGTTATCATACATAGGTTTCCATGAATACTTCCCCAATGGGTCTAAAGTAGCTCTTGGCCTTTCTTGGCTTGTTGATGGAACGTATGTGCTTGGCGTGTATGTTGTTGACATTCAAACAGGCACGGCAGAATACCACTACTCCAGCGATAGAGACAGCGATCCGATGTACATCTGTATGCTGAAAAGGGTTTCCGAAGATGGTCAGCATGAGGGCATATATGACCCCCAGCTTGGAAAGTACGTTTGTTGCCGGGGAACGCTTGATTCCGAAACAACAACGGTTCTTTATCTGTCTGATGACCTGATTGATTGGACGATTGTAAGCGGAATTGACAACAATCTCGGTGTTGTGGCAGATGCGGCGTGGCCTTATGCACCGTTGGAAACAGGAGTGCTGGTTGGGTCTTTCAAGCGAAGAAATTACGCCTACGAATATTTGGCACAGTTGAGATTCAGCAATTTGGAGTAAACCATGAAAACAATCAACTACACAGGCAATTCAAAGTTAATCGCACGCATCGTCCATCTCCTGAACCGCAAAGCCCCCCTTCCGCTTGATGGACAGGGGGATGCGGATTGGGGAACGAGTGGGCAAGTGCTGACCACGGATGGAAATGGTAACACAAGCTGGACGGACAAAGGCGGCGGCGGTTCGTCTTATACCGCTGGGGATGGAATCGACATCACCAATGATGTTATCTCTTTGGACTATTTCAAAGTGGTCAACGGAGAACTCTGTCAGGTCTACGATGACGGACAGTAAGGAAAGGAGAGAGAATGGCAACACAATATGACCCAATAGCAAAAGACGAAAGCCTGAATACCACAGAGGCCACTCCGAGAAATATTGCGGATGTGCTTGCGGAAGAATTAAGCGGCATCGCTTCGGCTCTTACCCCGGCACAGTTAAATAGTTTGTCGGATGTGACTATCTCATCCCCCTCTGACGGTCAGACGCTGAAATACGATTCCGTAACGCAGAAGTGGGTAAATGCGAACGATGCTGGCGGTCACACCATCGAGAACCCCAGCGGAACGGACATGACGCAACGCACCAACTTACAGTTTGCGGACGCTCATTTAACGGATGATAGT